TTGAGGTCGGTATATCGCTACGCCCGACCAAATCGTTGAGTTTGTATATTCAGCAGATGGGGCGCGTACTTCGGAAACACCCGGGGAAAACTCGCGCGTTATTGCTAGATCATGCGGGTAACTGTCATCGACACGGATTGATTACAATGCACCGCGATTGGGCATTGGAATCCGGAAAGGAAGCAAAACGAACCGAATCGATTATCCGTCAGTGTTTGAAGTGTTACGCCGTGTACGAATCGGCGCGAACCGAATGCCCTGAATGCGGAACCGTACCGCCGCCAAAACCGCGCGAAGTGGTTAAGGTTGCAGGCGAATTGGTGCCGGTTGAGCAGGCCGACCAAGCCAAGGAAGCAGCAAAACGCGAGCTGTGGGGTCGCAAAACATTTGATGAATGGGTGGCGATTGCGCGGAAACGGGGTTATAAGACGGGGTGGGCTCGGTTTAGGTATGATGCACAGGAGGCGCGATACGCGCCGAAAACAACGGGCGAGATAATTGATGCGGGACACCTTGGCGACGGCTCAATTTGGGTCGCGTACAGCGGTGAGCCTAGTGTGGATAGTTTGATTGAAAGGGCTCGATTGGTTGCGCCGGTAAAGGGCGTTTTGATGAGTCGGGAGAGTAATATGGTGACGATACGATGAAAATAGATTTGAAGGGCTACACGCCAAAACAATACGCGATTTTGATATTGCGGGATGACATGAGAAAGACCCAGCGAGAAATTGCCCGTCGCATGGGAATGAGTGAATCGGGCGTAAAACATGTAATTGATAAAAAACGATGAAAAAAATAATTTTATTTACCTTGGCGGTCGGAATGATTGCGGGGTGTACGGAACCAACAGTAAAGTCGAAAACGACAAACTACACCGTCCCAATGGTTGGGGGCGAAGCGTCTGCGCCACTCAAAACGTGCGTGATTGAAGGGTGTGAATATTTCACATGTGAGGTTCGTGGGGGTGTAGTTGTGAGCCACAAAGGGAATTGCAAAAATTTGATACATAAAAAAGATGAGCAACGATAAACAAGAAATGCCGGTTGAATGGCTGATAAGTCAAGTTGAAGATTTTATTGGGTTAATTCCTGTTGATATAATTAACAAGGCCAAAGAGATGCAAAAGCAAAGGATGATTCAATTTGCTAAGAAATTTATCGATGTTGTGAATATCGAAGATAAAGACATTGAAAATATCTACGAACAAACCCATGGAGGAGGTGAGCAATGACACTTAAATGGACGCAAGTAATGAAAGCCGCAAATGAATGCGGGTTTACCGACAAAGAGTATGGATTAGTATATAGCACGTCACCACTCGATGAAACAATAGGCGTTGAGGAGTATGCCGTAGGAGAGCGTATTAAAACACTTCTTGAGGCCCTTGGTGTTAAAATTGAAATAGACCAAACTTTTACCGAAATAAACCCATGACAAACGAAACTAACATACAACACAAAATCATGCTGGCTGCCTCGCGCGTTCCAGGTGTGCGATTATTCCGAAATAATACGGGATTTGATAAAACGGCCAAAGTGAGATACGGGCTATGTGTCGGTAGCTCCGATTTAATCGGATGGAAAACAATCGAAATAACCCCGCATCACGTCGGGCAGAAAATCGCGGTCTTTGTCGCATTGGAGGTTAAAACCCCGACGGGCAGACCGACAACGGAACAGTTAAATTTTATCGACGTGGTCGATTCCGCTGGGGGTCATTCGGGTATAGTGCGTTCGGAGGAGGACGCGGTAAATTTGTTGAGATGAAACCATTTAATCTAGAGCAGGCATTAAAGGGTAAACCCGTTGTGACGCGGGATGGGCGGAAGGTGGTGAAAATTAAAATGAACGAAATTCATAAAGACTATCCAGTAAGTGCCTTTATTACTCAACGCGATGGCGGGTCGTGCGCTTGGTGGGCGTTTTCTAAGGATGGTATGTTTAACGCAAATCGCGTAGAAACAGAAGTCGACCTATTCATGGCGGGCCGTCAAATAACACCGCATCCGCGCGCGCTACTTTTCTCCACCGCATTCGTCCAAGTTCTACTCGTTTCGCTCAACACGATACTACTTGCCCACAAACAAATTGCGTCATCCATCGCGGTTGCTGGTTTGATTAGCTACGTGTGGACGTTCAATGTTAAGCGCGCCGCGTTTGGTTCGCATTGGGATAAAATAATTTATTCGCTCGGTGCCGCTTGTGGTTCGGGTGTTGGGATTTATCTTGCGGGGCTGATATTATGAGAAACACGGAACTACGAATAGGAAACATAGTCGAGTATTTAGTACACGACGAACTAGCCAATCCAAAATCGGAATGGGTTGAAAATGTGGTCGATTTGGACGATTTGAGGGCGATTGAAACAAGTGAGAATTATCGGCCAATGAAATTAACCGAGAATATGTTGGTAAATTTTGGCTTTGAATGTAATATAAAAGCAAATGGAGAAAAATTTTACTACGCAGGAGACGCATTTATTTGTATTCGGGCTGAAGAAGATTTTGAGTGGGTCAGGTATTACAATAATGATTTTTTTAGCGAACTTGAACACGTCCACCAACTACAAAACCTTTATTTCGCCTTGACGGGCGAGGAATTAACCTACACACAGCCATGACAGACTACCACGCTCTTAAACAAACCCACAACATCGTCGATATCATCGCACGCCGCATTGAGCTCACCCCTAAAGGCTCCGAGCTCGTCGGCCTATGTCCGTTTCATAACGATACCAAAAAATCCCTCCAAGTCAACCAAGCCAAACAAATATTTAAATGTTTCGCATGTGAGAAAGGGGGAGATATGTTCGATTGGTTCAAGGCACTCGGGGCGGATTACCGCGTCGAGCTAGGCATCCAAGAAACCCCCAAACGCGACCCATCCGAACGGCCCATACTCAACGGGAAATGGTATTACCACGACCAAACGGGGGCCGTCATCGCCGAGGTGCACCGCTTCGATTATTCGGACGGCTCCAAGGATGTTAAACCATACACCAACGGACGGTATGGGCTCCCCAAGGGCCAAAGGACATTATACAACCTCCCAAACATAATCCAAGCCGATCACGTGTATATCGTTGAAGGTGAGAAGGCAGCCGAGGCCGCTAAGCTCATCAACCCGGCAACAACAACGTGGCTTGGGGGCGCATCGGCCGTGAATAAATCGGACTGGACACCGCTTGCCGGTAAGCGCGTGACGCTGTGGCCCGACAACGACGACCCAGGTCGTAAGGCTATGATGCAGGTGGCCGAGATACTCACCGACCTATCGTGTACGCTCGATATGGTTGTTTGGCCTGAGGGTACACCGCCCAAACAGGACGCCGCCGACCATCCCTACACCATTGAATGGGTCGAACAACACACCAAACCAATCGAGGCGGACGCGCCATTTGTGCAGCTTGGGTTCGTCAACGAATCAGGGCTCAAACATATTTTCTACTCCAAGGGATCTAGGACGATTATTTCGCTCGCATCATCATCGCTGAGCAAATCAAACTTACCCGAACTCGCGCCACTTCGGTATTGGCTGGATAAATACCCTACTAAGCAAGGGTACAATCACGACCAAGCCGTAGACGACCTGATACAGGCATCCAAAAAAATCGGGATATTTAACCCCAATATCATACGCGGTCGAGGTGCATGGGTTGACGGTACAAACGTGGTGATCCATAACGGGTCGTCGTTAATCGTGAACGGTCGCGCGTTACCATTGGAACAACAATCCTCGCGGTACCTTTACGAATTATCGCCCCCGCTTGGTATGAACGTATCCAACCCGATGCCCGACGAGGAATCGGAGCTCATCGCGGAATTTATATCCGGACTATCATTTTCGCGCGAGGTTGATGCTCATCTCCTTGCCGGTTGGTGTGTCGTGGCTCCCGTCTGTGGCGCGTTATCTTGGCGGCCTCATATATGGTTAACCGGTGCAGCAGGTACGGGGAAATCGTGGGTGTTCCAAAACGTGGTGCGGGCTATGCTTGGGGCGTGCTGTTTATCCGTCCAGGGCGAAACGTCTGAGGCGGGTTTACGTCAATCGCTCGGCCATGATGCGATACCCGTTGTGTTCGATGAGGCAGAGGGCGAAGATAAACGGAACCAGGACCGTATGCAGGCCGTCATGGCGTTAATGCGTGCAGCATCGGCCGAGGATGGTGGGGTGATGGCTAAGGGTACGTCATCGGGTACGGCGAAAACGTATCGGATTAGGTCGTGTTTTGCCTTCGCGTCCATCGCCGTGCAGGTTCACCAACAGTCAGACCGTACACGTGTGACGGTGCTAACGTTATCCAGACCGAACACAACGAAGCAACAATGGGAGGACAAACGGCGTTATTTCACCAAAACGTTTACGCCTGATTACGTCCAACGGTTGCAGGCTCGCACGGTTAAATTACTTCCTACAATCCTAGCCAACACCAAAACGTTTGCTCGGGTTATTGCCGAGGAACTGGGAGAGCAGCGTTTGGGCGATCAGTTAGCCCCGATGTTTGCCGGTCGCGTGTCACTGATTACATCGGACTTATTAACCGAATCAGAGGCGCGTGATCTATTCCGTGGGTATGAGTTCGAGGACGAACGTTCGCTCATGGACACCAAGGACGAAATCGCGTGTTTGAAATACCTCATGGAACAGCAGGTCGTTGTACATAATCGAGATGATCGCGCGATGAATGTCACCGTGTCGGAGCTTATCCAAGCGGTGCAAAACGTTGAAGGCGGGGTGTCGGTTACGTCCATGACGGCTGCAGAGGTGTTGAGCCGATGCGGCATCCGCGTTGAGTTTGATAAGGTTTTAATATCCAACACCGCGATATGGGTTAAAAATGCGCTGAAGGATACACAATGGGCTAAGAACCATTCCAGGATATTAATTCGGATTCCTGGAGCAACTGCCGCGCCGTCGATGCGATTTGCGGGTGGATTGGTGAGTAGAGCTGTGCAGATTCCGTTGAATGTTTTATATTTGCAATAGAGTGTGGTGCTCTAGGTTTGACAGATTGGGCGGATTTATTCCGCCTTTTTTGTTTATACGCGTTCAAACATCGAGCGATGCGGACAGTTGCGCAGGCGGTACAGTTCGGTTGAATATGGGTAACGCTCGGCCTCGCATGCTGTTTTTAAATCGGGGTATTGTTTGCCGGTGTATTTACTTTCGACGCGCTGAGACCGTCTATTTCGCCCCGTGTATAGGTTGGATGCAGCGCAGTTTGATTTGTTACCGTCTATGTGTTTAACAAAATCGCCATCCCATAAATGATCAACGAAATGTTCATAAACGATACGCGCAAGCTGGCACAATTTGCCATTGATGTACAGATAGTGTTGGCCTCGTTTGTTGATTTTGGCGGGAAATTCAACGCCGTTTTTGGTCACGTTGCCCATGTCGTTAACTTCAAATGGGCCAATGTTGATTTTATTGCATTGTTTCATGTGGCAAATATAATGCAATGGAGTTAATATATATTGCATTGTTTTGGGTTAATTTGTTGTGTTTATTGCATTGTTTTGGCTCGAATAGTTCCGTTTATTGCATTGGTTTCTTATTGTTATTGCATTGCAGTAATGCAATAGATACAACCAACACACCGAAATTTTACCCAAAAACGCCCAAAATGGCGATACGGTACTATATAGCGTTACGGCGATGAAGCCAACACGGCAAAGGATTGTTACATTGTAACCAACAAAACGCCGAGAGATAGACAATTAAATATAAAAATAGATAGAGACGAATGTATATATATAATAATAATAATAATAGTTATATTTATTTTTGTTATTATGTTACAGAGGGACCTCAGCCCAACAAAATTAAACCTCGAGAGTGTAACAGAATTTTGTTACGTCTTGATACACCCCGTTACACCCCAACATCATGCCACGAATCAACCCATCTAAACAACGAAAACGCGAACAACAACGCAACCATATCGAATCAAGATACCACACCCAGCGATGGCGGATCGCTCGACGAATGCAACTTATGAACGAACCACTTTGCCGTATCTGTATGCAATCGGATCAGGTGACAGCCGCGCAAATGGTTGACCATATCAAACCGGTTCGACTTGGCGGTGAGTTCTGGGATGAACGAAACTATCAGTCGCTTTGCAACAGTTGCCACGCGGTCAAGAGTGCAAAGGAGTCCCGTTTGACCCCCACCACCCCATTATCTGACGAATAAGGAGGGCCGTTTAACCGCTGTGTTAATCTCATTCTCACACGAGACGATTTAGAATACTTGTTTTGTTGCAATGGTTTACATTATCTTCGTGTAATGGACATGACCTACGCAATAAACACCGATTTGCCCGCCGCGCCTGATCACATCAGAATCGAAGCGGTCGAAATTTTCGACACGGTTTGTCGGGAGTTGAAAAAGTCGGGTTTATTAGTGGCGGTTGATTTTGAGATGATTGCCGCGTATGCCGAAGCAATGGCCACGTACCGAAACGCATCGGTTCAATTGGTTTTGCATGGGGACGTTGTGCCAGGTTTGCACGGTCCAGTGATCAGCCCGTATTTTGCCATCCGTGAACGCAGTTTGAAACAAGCCAAGGAAATCGGGGTGCTGTTCGGAATCACCCCGTCGGCCCGCGGTAAAATGTCATTGACGGCCGCACCCCAAGAGTCGAAATTGAGTAAGTTTAAAAAATCAAAAGCGATATGAAAAAGAACATTGATACGAGTGCGCCCGAGTTTGCGCCAACCGTGCAGGAATCACCCACCCCAAAATTCAGCGTCCGTGGCGAACATAACGTTTGGCATGTTTACCGCAACGACGAACGATTAGAGCCGCCATTCAGAAACGAACAACGCGCCAACACGGAGCGCGAACACTATGAACGCAGCCACGCAATACGCAACGAGCGTAAGTAACGGTTCGATTCAGGCGTGCCAGTGGGTTCGATTAGCGTGCGAGCGTTACTTGAACGATTTGAAGGTTTACACGTTTCGCGAAGATTGGGCGCAACATGCCGTTGATTTTATCGAGGAGCTCGAACAATGGCGTGGAGAATTTGCCGGCAAACGTTTGATGCTCGAGCCATGGCAGAAATTTATAATTTACAACATATTTGGATTTGAGGCGAACGGACGGCGCAGATTTGGCCGAGCATACGTTGAGGTGCCGCGTAAAAACGGAAAATCAACCTTTGCTGCCTCAATCATGCTATATGGATTGGTGGCCGATGGTGAAGCCGGTGCCCAGGTATTCAGCGTTGCAACCAAGATGGCGCAGGCGTTAATTGTGTTCGACGAAGCCGCCGCCATGTCGCGAGGTTCCGAGATATTGAGGGGTGAGGTTAAAATTCATGATTCGGTTAACTCGCACCGGATAATTTACGAAGATTCCGTATTTCGGCCGATTGAATGGGGGCCAACGACCAACGACGGATTGAATACCCACATGGCCACGATTGACGAATATCACGCCCATAAAACGGACGAGATGTATAACGTGATCATGAACTCGATGGGGGCACGTAGGCAACCGTTTTTATTTACAATCACCACGGCCGGATTTAACAAAGAGAGCCCGTGTTATAAGCACCGAACCCACTGCACAAACGTGTTGAAGGGGCTCGTTGATGACCCGACGTTGTTCTCGATAATTTACACCCTGGACGAAACGGATGATTGGACCGACCCTAAATTGTGGCGGAAGGCTAACCCGAATTTGAGCGTTTCGGTGCAGGAGAAATACCTAGTTGATCGGTTGATTGAGGCGAAGGAAAGCAACGATAAGGAGGTTGAGTTCAAGACCAAGTTATTGAACGTGTGGACCGATTCGGCCGTCACCTGGATAAATGACCGCGACTGGATGCAGTGCGCAGGATTGAAGGAGCGCGAGTTAGAGGGGATGGATTGTTATGCGGGTTTAGATTTGGCGAGTACGCGCGATTTTTGTGCGTTGAGTTTGTTTTTCCCTGAGCGCGATGCGTTGTTGTTTTATTGCTGGCTCCCAGAGGATGCCATAACCAAACGACGCGACCAGGTCGGGCAGTCGTACCGCCAATGGGTTGCCGATGGTGAGATATTGGTAACGGACGGAAACGTGACCGACTACCGTGCGATTCGGGATAAGATAGGCCGATTGCGCGAACGATTTAATATCCTCGAATTTGCGTACGATAAATTTAACTCGTCGCAGTTGGTTATTGAGCTAACCGAGGATGGTCTGGAAATGTACCCGTTTAGGCAGGGGATGTTATCCATGACGGCACCAAGTAAAGAGATGGAACGTTTGGTTTTGAATCGTCGATTGCAACACACAGGACACCCTGTGTTGCGGTGGATGGTTGGAAACGTGATGATGAAAAAAGACGAAAACGATAACGTGAAACCCGACAAGAAAAAGAGCGGGGATAAAATAGACGGCGCGGTAAGTTCGATTATGGCCATAGGTGCAGCCATGGAGAATAAAGCCAAGGAACGCGATGATGATGAATTGTGGTTTGTACCATTGTAAAAAATGAAACGATGATAAAAGATGCAAATTTAACCTACACGGACGATTTCATGCGGGAGTATTATATCCAACTCCCGAAATCGTCTGCCGTTGGCGGTAGTTACGAACACGCGTACGCAGCCATTGAGGATCGCCATTTTGCGGTATTTGGCCGCCGAAAGTATAAGAACTACGGTGTTTTTCGTTCCGCGTTGAGCAAATGGGCGAAAATTAATCGGGAATAGCCAGCGGGATATTGTTGCATTCGTTTTTTCACCGCGCGTTAAATTCGCCTCGATGCAGTTGGCCAATTTATTTAAACGCGAGAAAAGAGAGCAACAATTCGGAGCTTTGCCGTTTGTCGGCGATGTTATCGGGTCGTTCTATTCTTTGCTGGGCCGTTATACCCGTTCAGGGCAGACGGTAACAAGCAACACCGCGCTAAGTATTGCCAGCGTTCACCGTTCAATTGAGGTTATTGCCAACGGTATTGCCACGATGAATTTGAATATTTATCGCGAGACCGTCAACGGAAAGGAACGCATAACCCGCAGCGCATTAAATCAGTTGCTTAAAACGCCAAACGGGTATCAAACTAGTTTTGACTTTTGGACGTATGTTATGGCGCAGTTGAAAATGCGCGGTAATTCATACGCGGTCATTAAGCGGGATAACAATTTCGTGCCTATTGAACTGCACCCAATCATGTCCAGTTTCGTGCGTCCGTATTTGTCGGACGGCATGTTATTTTATCAGATTGAGGACCCAATTTGGAAGGGCACATACGCATCGTATGAAATTTTGCATTTTAAAGGGTTGTGCACCGATGATCCATTGATGGGTAAATCACCAATCGCGATGCACGCGGAATCTTTGGGCATTGATTTGGCGGCTATGTCGAGCAGCGCAGACGTTTACAAAAACGGCGTTTTGAAATTTTTGTTAACATCAGACCGAAAAATAGCAGACCCAACCGCGTTGCGTCAGTCACTCGATGACGTGGTGAACGGTCAGCGTCGTTCTACCGTATTACCTGAGGGCGTTAAGATGGAACGCATGTCGCTAAGCCCGCAAGAGGCGATGTATATCGAACAGCGTAAATTTAGCGTGGAGGAAATCAGCCGAATTTTTGGCGTTCCATTGTCGGTATTGAATGCCGGCAACTCGGGAACCGATGTCGAATTGGAGATGCAGCAATTTTACGCGCAAACCTTGCAACCCGAAGCCGAACGCCTAGAGCAGGAGTTGAGCAAAAAATTATTTACCGAATCAGACCGCGCAACTCATGAATTTAAATTTGTGTTTAACTCATTGATGCGGGCAAGTGCGAAATCACGCGCCGATTATTACAACGCGGGAATCCGTGGGGGTTGGTTGCGCCGTAACGAGGCACGATACATGGAGGATTTGGATAAATTCGAAACAGGCGATCAGATGTTGGTCCAATCTGATTTGCTCACCGCCGATAAACTCGACGAATACATGACCGCCAAAATTGAAGCATTGCAGGCACAAGCAGCCAAAAACAACAATATCACCGGAAACAACAACGATACACAGTCATGAGAAAAGAGACACGCAGGCACCAAGCACCCGTAGAGGTAAGGGCATTAAACGCCGAAGGGCTACCCGAGAAAATCGGCGGTATTGCTGCCGTCGTTAACGTCGTAACCGATATGGGTTGGTACGAGGAAATGATTGCACCAGGCGCATTCGATGAGGCGTTGAAGGATTCCGACATCCGTTGTCTGTTCAACCATGAAGATGAGTTGATTTTGGGACGTACCAAGTCGGGCACCTGTTCCGTGTTTATTAACGCGGCTGGACACTTGGAGTACGAAAATACCATGGATTACCAATCACCAACGCATACCGATGTTGGGGTAGCTGTAAAGCGTGGCGATATTTCTGAGAGCTCGTTCCAGTTCGTTGCGGAAAGCGTTGAATGGACCAACTCGGATAAATACGGGCCGATGTACATGCGTAAAATCACCAAGGTGAAAAAGTTGTACGATGTCGCCCCTGTTACGTTTCCAGCCTACGCGGACACCAGCACCGAGGCGCGCTCATTGAACGAGGAGCGCAGCCAGTTTGTTGAACCAGTTATTGAGCCCGTTTTGAGCGATGCCGTTCGTGTCGCCATGGCCCGATACAGAAATTATTAAAAAAATAAAAAAATCATACCAATGAAAACACTTAAACAACTCAGAGAGGAGCGCGCCGCCATCAAAGGCGAGCTCGACGCGTTGTACAACACCTTGACGGTGGAAAAACGCAACATGACCGCCGAAGAAGGCACCAAATTCGACGAAACGACCGCCAAGATTGACGCGTTGGATGTTGAGATCCGCAGAGCTGAGAAAATGGAAGAAATCGCCCGCGTTGCAGGTGCTCCAAGCTCAAATAAAGAAGAAGAAGAAGTACGCGCATTCTCATTTTCTAAATTGATCACCGAAGTTGGAAACAACAAGTTGAGCGGTTTGGAGAAAGAAATGGTGGAAGAAAGTGCCAACGAAGCACGTAGTTTGGGCATTACCCCAAGCGGCATTTATTTATCGAACAAGGTGATGGATGTTAAGATGCGCGAAAGCCGTACCATGAGCGCAGGTTCAGCAACTGCCGGTGGAAACTTCATCCCATTGGAGAAAGTTGGATTTTTCGACGCTTTGTACGCTAAA